ATCATACAATTCACCGGGCGAAGCAACCGGAGCCTGCGCTTTGCGTTCCTCAAGGCGGTGGAGAATGTCCTTACCCTTGAACGTGATCGTGCCGCCTGCGCTCAAGCCGCTGACCTCAGTTACAAAGTAGGTGCGCATTTTCATCTGCGCCAAGGTCTGCCCGGAATAGCCCTCGTAAATGTTGATCTGCATATTCGTGCGGTAGCGATTCCGAACAAGCCACCGCTGCCAGAATGTGCCGCGCTCTTTGTCCAGCGGGTCCCAACTGCGGGCTGCAACGTACGGGTCAACGATCCGATCTGAGTGCTGGAAGTCCTTAAACGTGACGGAACAAACAGCGCGATTTCCGATGCCTTTGGTATCCGGGTTTGCGGAGGCAATGTTGATCTTTGTCGGGGCCGTGGAAACGCTTACCAGCGCCGGGATAAGATAGCGCGAGTTTGCGCCGCTGATACCCAAGTCGCCAACCGTGCCCCTCACGAAAAACAGGCTCAACGGTGTGGCGTCCAAGGCGAAGTTTGCGGTATCCTGGCACGTTGCGCGGGTGTTGTAGCACTTCTTATTTGCCGGTCCTGATGCTGTACAAGGCGCGGTGCCGAATGTCCGCGAACAAATTGGCTGCAACAGCTCAACAAGCTGGACCGGCTCGCGGCCAATGGTCGTTTCAGTCATAGCCGCGCGCTCTTACGTTCAAGCTGACCTGCATCAGATCCTGAACGCCCATATTCGTCGGCTGCGGCGATTGATCTGTAACACCGAAGGCAACGCCTTCATAATTGGACGGACGCCAAGCAATCCAGAACGGCTCCGTTTCAACGGCCCGCTGCATTTCGCCCCAATTGGCTTTGACCCAAGGCGTTGACAGGTGCGACCAGTCATAGGTGGTTTCGCGAAAAGTCCTTTGCTTTGACCGGCCCAAAAACTCGCCCGTTTCGCTGCTGTTCGTCCTCAGAACCACGTTGCGCGCCCATTCAATCGGCTTGTGTCCGCCAAACAGGGGGCGCTGCATTTGCAGGGCCACGCCAAACTTGATCACGCCGATTTCTGGTGCACTCGAATAGCTGTCGATCCGCAGGCGATAGCGCTCCGCATTCACCGTATCAAAGATGATGAATATCGGGCTGTCGTCGTCAATCGCTGTCGGGTCGCACAGGTTCACCCACGAAGACCCGCTATAATATTGCGCTTTGATCGTCGCGCCGCTGGACCCAAGAGTATGCGCCGCGATTGCGCAATAATCGATGTTGCGCGATGACGTGTGATTGTATTCCCACGTCGCCGGGGCCGCTGTCGGCTTCCATTTCTCGTAGGTCAGCGTGTTGTTCGGGGCGTCCTCGAAGTAATCGCTATCAGTCGTTGACGCAGATACCGTGCCGCCCTTTTTCCAGTTCTCTGCGTGCGCAATCCGGGCGTGCGTCAACGGCTCGTCAGACCCGCTGACCGTGTATCCGCTTTGCAAGATAACAGTCATGCTAGGCGTATCACTGCGCCATCTTCGACGGCTTCATTGATTGAGTTGATAAGACCCATAACGCTTGACCTGCTATATTGTTCGCCTTGCAATTCGATTGTCACATTCCGCGAAAAAGATTGCTCAGAAGTCGCTGCCCCAACGGTAGGTGCGCCCGCGCTATTTGCGCCCGCGCCCGTACCCTTGATTGCGTTGACCATACCAAGGCCAGCGCTAAGGACGCCAACCGCCGCCGGAATGCGGGCGAACCAAGGCAGCAGAGGATCTTTTAGCACTTCGGTGTAGGCAACGTATGAATTGATCAGCGCTTGTGCTGCGCCAAACACCTTGGCCGCCTGTAGCGTTTTTTCGCCGCCCGATCTTGCCGCTGCCGCCATCTCGCCAAAGAAGGTGGATGCCTGCGAAAGAGCGTCACCATTATAGCCTGACCGCAGCCCCCGCAGCCGATCTTGATACTCTTGCTCAAGACGTAGCCGCGCCTCATTGTGACCGCCAATCGCTTCTAACTCAGACTCGTTTGCGGTGTTAAGAATTTCAAGGCTCTCATTGTACCACTGCTGAACCGTCTCACGTTCGGTTTGCAGGCTTTCCATGAGCGCTTCCAAGCGGCCATCGTTACCCACTCCGCCACCACCGCCAACCACTGGCGCTGTTGGCAGGTTTGCAGGCGAGGCGTATCCGCCACGCATAAATGCGCGGGGATCGCCGCCACGACCTGAATAGGTCTTGCTGTCTCTTAGGTTTTGAGTGGAGAGGCGTTCGTTTGCATCGAATTGCCTGATCGCCTCAAGAGCGCCTTGGATGTGACCGGCAAAAATACTTGCTTTTTGCGTGATCTGATCAATGGGGCCACCAACAGCCGTAAATGCACCGGGCAGATCCCGCACAAGATCAAGTATTTCTTTCGTTTTGACCCTGCTGGCCTCAAGTCGGTCCTCGTTCTCGCGGTTGACCCGAATCAACTCGCGCAAGCGCGCAATTTCCGCCTCTCGATCTGCAATGCGCTTCGCCCTGCCGCGCGCTGCCCTTTTATCGCTGTCATTGCGAATTTCATTGATCTGCGTCTCAATGCGCGCAATTTCCTCAAGAATTCGCAACTCGTTGCTGGACCTCAGCCCGCGAATATACACCTGATAGGCGTCATCCGCTTCCTCTGTCGATTCAGCGATATTCTTTAGGGCTTCTGATAGCCGATCAGCTTCGTCTGATGCTTCGCCAAATGCATAAGCCAAAGCCGGAATGCCGACCGCCGCGACAACACCGACAATAGCGCCAACTGCGCCAAATCCGCTTGCCAATTGCGGCAATTGTTGCGCAAGGACGGTCGAAGCGCGCGTTCCCATGGAAAGCTGCACCGCCATATCCTGCAACTGAAAAGACGTATTCTGAATAACGCCGCGAAGCTGCCGGGAATTAGCTGTGACTGCGCTTAGGCGCGATGACATGGACGCCGCCGCAGATCCGGTAACAATGGACTGCTTTCCAACGCGGCCCAAGGCTCCGTCCACGCGATCAAGCCCCTTCACAGCGGCGTCAGCGTCGGACTGAACCTTAATGTTGATTGCCGGTAATGCCATCAGCTTTCCTCAACAAGAGCGCGCAAACGTTCGACGTCAGATTGTGTCAGTGTGCCTGCAAAGTCGTTCTGCGGATCATGCGGCCTGCGCCACTCATACTCACAAAACCATTCAGCGTAGGTCATCTGCCAAAACTCGCTTGGCGAGATTTCCCAAGACCGCGCATGAAGGTAGAGATTATCAAAGTCGATCTTGCTCGGGGCGACGTCGCTTATCGACTTCTTTGCTATTCTTCGTTGTCTTTTTTTTTCGGCGCAGATGGTGTGATCGCCTGCATTACGCCCTCATAAAGAGACATGACCTTTTTCGTATCGCCCGTCATGAACTCAGCGGCCAATTCGTCCTCGGAAACGGCAGCGCCAGAGTGACGCATTGCCGTCGCCACGATGAAAGCCATGTGAGAGACGCGAGGCTGGCCACGGTGAACCGCGTGCGCAACATGCATAATGCTGACCTCGTTTTCAATTTCCCGCAGAAACGCCATGTTTGGCGTAAAACGGTATTTCTCGCCGTTCCACTCGATTTCAGCTTCGCGAAAAACGCTCATGCAAACGTCACCTCGCCGGAGGACGTCATGGAACAAGAGAATGTCGCAGGGTTTTCCCCGTCTTCGCCAGCCACATTGAAGCTTTTAATAAGGAATTTTCCGGTCCAAGTGCCCAGAGCGCCCCAATCAACTTCAATATTGATCAAGTGAGTGGCCGCGTTCGGGTCCATCAAGTCTGAAAGCTGAGTGCCGACCAAAACGCCGCTGCAAGTCAGATCGCAACTCCACGTGCCGTAATCATCAAGCAAAGTCCTGATCCCGGAATCATCCTTGTCGGTAATTTCGATTTCACCTTTGTTGATCGTCATGTCGTCAGTTTGAGCGCCAGCAATAACCGCCGCGCCGCTGCCGGAATCGTATTTGATGCGGAAATCCCGCCCTGCAAAAGCAGCCATAGCATGGCCTCCTAGCTGTTGAAGTAAGTGACGCGATACGTCATGAGTGCGCGCCGGGTCGATCCATCAGGATCAAGATCAAACGCCACGCCCTGAATGCGTGTGGCGATGTGATTTGCGCCTGAAATAGACAGGTCGCCTTTATGCAGAACCGCGTGAATGCGGTCCGCAATCTGCTTTGCCTGTGTATAGTCCCTGTCGCGGGTCCAGGCATTAATCTGAGCAACGGTATTGCCGCCGCTCTGCGTCTTGTCGTCCAGTCCAACCGTGTTCTCGGCACCGAATGAAAGGTAAGGAAAGTAAACTTCATTCTCTGGATCGCTTACTTGCGGAACGTCCGAAAAAACAGCCGTCACGCCCCACGCCGATGACAGCATGGCAACTAGGTCCACATCACCCGTTAAGGCCGTGTAAAGGGCGCTCTGGACTGCCTCAGATTTCATTTGATGACACTCGCAAGTTCAATTTCGATGTTTTCGCGCAAGATAGGCGGTATCGCCTCCGCAACTGGCAACCACAACGGCCTCGGTGCCATTTTGCGGGTGCCATATTCAAGGTACGCAGCATACGCCAATGGCGACCCAACCATGGCGCTACCCGGCAAGAAGTCCACCTTGATTGATCGGACAAGAGCGCCCGTGTCTGTCATTGGTGGCTGGCCCGGCGCTGATGCTTGGTGCGTTCGCTGCGGGTTGCTCTTTTCGTATATCCGGCCAGACGCCAGCCCCTTCGCAATGCCGTCTATAACGCGATTTCGAGCCTCAAGTATCGTGATGCTCAGGGCGTTTTCCAGTGCTTCGTCAAACTGCACTTCAAGGTTAGTCAGCGCTTCACGAAGCTCCGTAATGCCCTCAACCTTGATCTTGATGCTCAAACCGCAACCCCACCGTCCAAGTCAATCTCCAACCACCGATCACGCATTTCAACGTTATTTATGAAACGTATGTTGTGCGCCCGGTTTCGAATTATCACACGGTCCACTTCGGTTAGGCCCGCAAAGTACCTTACCACAATACGCCATCGTGTCGTGGCCTCTACGCGGTCTGACTGAAATCGCTCAGAACCGGACAGCGCCTTAACGTGTGCGCGGGTCACCGAACCATCAATCGCGGCCCACGTCTCATCAAACCCCCCGGAGCCGTTTCCTGTGCGCGTGACACGCTCGAAGGCAACAGGCTCGCGCAACATACGACTATTGTACTTGTCACAAAGACACTTCACCACGGCAACTGGTCCATGCGCTTGTAGGGCGCGAGTAGCATCCTGTTTTTGTCAATCACATCATGACCGCCGCAGCCGTTGTAAAGGCTGTCAACGTATTCACGGATCGCCTGCACAATGGGGCTTGGCACATCAGACGCCCCAAACCCGACAACATAGGTAATCTTGACCGCCGCATGGTCTCGAAGGTTAGTTGGCCATGTCTGGCCCTCGTTGAGATATATCTTGTCGCGCGCCACACCGTAGATGCCCGCGCTGACCGTTGTTTCAGTATCTGAGCGGTCATAGACCTTAATACTCGTTACGCTCTGCACGGGGGCGAAAGGCAGATCAATCTGTGAGTGACCGCCAAGGAAATGAGATACAGCCCCTTCGTGCGTCCCCGGCCCCAAGGCGAGAAGCCGCGCCTCCGGGTCGCCATCAACAAACCGATCCATAGTAAGCTCATATGTCTCTGTTTTCAGACCGGTGCGCAGGTACTCTTTCAGGGCCTCTGTTGCGGCATCTATGTGGTCCTGAATGATTGCGGTGTCGCCTGCGGGCGCGCGCAAGTGAAGCAGCATATTAGCCGCATCAACAACGCTTTCTGCCTGCGTTTCCGTCAAAACCAGTGATTTACGATTTCCCACGGCGGCGCTTTCTTTCGGGCGCTGCGGCAACAGCCTTGTTCTCGGCAATCTCCACAGCGCCTGCCTCGATTAGGACGCTTAGCAGGTCAGCATCGCACTCGCGCTCAGTTCCCGCAGCCCATGTCTCTGTGTAAAGCCCGGTTGGCGATACGGACATGGTTTTAAGCATTTTGATCTTTGTCATTCGGATCTCCTGATCTCAATGAAGGGGCGAGGTTTCCCGCCCCTCTGAGAAATCAGGTAGCAGCCGTGCCTGCGTCAATTGTCGCAGTGCCCTGAACGGCTCCGTGACCCTTGATCGCGTGGGATGCGACAACCGCATTCGTGCCGGTCGTGCCAACAGCGGTCATGCGCACGTAACGTTTCTGACCACGGTAGCCGATAGTTCCGATAAACTTGTTGTCATCGCCATCAGCGGTCACGGTCAGATCGCTTTCCGCCCCGATAAGGTCATCATCCGCAACAGCGGTTGCGCCTGCATCGGTCACATCATCGCCTTCCTCCACCTGGAAGGAAAACCCGGATGCTGTGCCTGCATCGCTTACGGTGCCGGTGGATACGGTGAATGTAAGGCTTTCAAAGCCCTGCATATCAATCCAATCGCCCTCGGCTTTTGTCGTGCCAGACAGAGTGGCGCTTAGCGCCAGCCCATATTCGCACTTATTGCGCTCATCAAATTGTGCCATGTTTCAGCCTCCTTATGCCGCGCATTTCATGATTTTCAGGGCCTCGAAGTTGGTCACGTCGCCACCATTACGCTTGGTGGTGTAGAACGTAACAAACCCTTTTGCCGTGAAGGGGTCGCGCAGGATGATAATTCCGACGCGATCAAGGATCGTGTAGCCGCGCCCAAAGTCGCCATAGACAACCGACAGGGCGTTAGCACCGACAGCGGGCATATCGTCCATGAACAGAACAGGACGCCCCAAAAGCTGCATTTGCGCCTGCCCATCCTTGATCAAAAGAGGACCAAAGAAGTAGCTATCTGCGCCTTTCAGCTTCAAGCACTCGCCATATGTGGCGCGCTTCATGCCAAACACAGCACCCGGCTGATACATCTCCTTGAGAGACGCTTGCAGGCTGATCAAGCCATCGGCATTGACGTTCGCTGCTGTGCCGGAGTTCATCTGTTCGATGGTGTTACGGGCATAGTCAGCAGTGCCAGCCGCATAGGTCAAGAAGCCACGGGGCTTGCCCACGCCATCGCCGCTAACGAAGGCTGTATTCTCGGTGCGGGAAAACTTGTCCGATACCTTGTTCGCAAGCCACGTTTCAACGTCAATATAGGCGTCATCCAGTTCTTCCTGCGTGATCTTGGGCAGCGCTTCCAGCTTGTGAACCGCGATTTCCTTCAGGCCAACGGAAGGCGTTCCGGTTTCACCGCCAGCCGCGCCTTCGCCAGCCCACCGCGCAGCGGCTTCGTCATCGTCAATCAAGAACGAGCGCGACTTACCGCCGGTTTGCTCGATATTGGCGACCTGGCGAATAGCAGACGTTTCAAACACGCGCGAAACCACGGTGTCTGAGAACTCAGGGCGCACAAGAATGCCGCCATCGGCAGCAATGTCCGTTGACATGGCCCGAACCTCAAGTTCCTGCTGCAATCCACTTTTGCGCATAAACTCGTTGAATTGCTTCTTGGCCTCTGGATCGCTTTCGCCAGCCGCAGGACGGGTCATAGCCGTCTGCATCTTGACTTGGGCATCCATGATTTCCTGCATCTTTTTCGTGACCTCATCGGCCATTTTTTGATGCTTTTCTTCGGTGATGTAGTCCTTCGGCTGGTCCGCCTTCATGGCGTCAACCTCGGAACGAAGTTCCGTCAGGGTCGGATTGATTTTCTCAACCAAGCCCTTGATTTCTGCAAGATCAGTCATTGTGACCTCCTATTCCTTGCAACAGTGTTTCAAGTGATTGTTTGAGTTCGTCAGCATCCCGCTGATCAACCTCCGGCCCCAAAACACCAGCATCCCGCAGGCTGTCTTGATACCCTTTGAACCCGGTCGCGATGATCGTTTTCGCCGCCGTCCGGTCAAAACCCATATTCTGCAAAGCGCGATCAAAATCGCGCACAGTCATTTCAGACGCCTTCACGTCAGTAATCAGCGCCTTGGCGTTCGATCCCATCGTGACAAGCGACACCTCATAAAGGTCGATCTGCTTCAAGTGGCGTTCGTCGCCGTCACGCTCTCCGCCCCCAGGAGGAACGCGATAGCCAATTGAAAGCCCATCGAGCGCACCGTCCTTGATTAACTCATAAGCATCACGCCCGCGCGTTGTCGTGGTGGTTAGCTTGCCACGAAGGCGCAGCCCCTTGCCATCCTCGACAGCCTCAGTCCAGCGCCCAAGCGGTTCCCACATATGATGCTGCCATAGCATTTTAGGCATACGCGACTTGAGGCTTTTAGCGAATGCACCGGGCATCACCCGGTCGCCGTGATTGTCCAGTTCGTTAAAAACAGAGCCGTAGCCCGAAATCACGCCTTCATCACCCTCAGCCTTGAAGCTGAGATTTAACTGTTTTTGTTCCATGATTATTCAGCCCGCTCGTATTTCACCACGCATCTGCACATGATGACATTGCCCGCCGTTCCGCCCGGATCGCCCGGATACATCAACGGCTCTTTTGTTCCGTATTTCGTCGGCACCATGAATGGCTCATTGGCCCCCACCTTCACGCCGTCCATTGCACGATGGTTGTGACTATCCACTTCGCCATCGCCCTCGCCAAAGTCTCTAGTCCTGCTGTCTTCTGTTGCGACCCAAACCTTAACCAGGGGAACGCGAGACGTGCGCGCCACGCGATCAACCGAATAATTACTGGCCCCGTGCGTTTCCGTGCGCGCGATGACGTGCGATCTGAGGCGCGAGATTTCTGGAATTGCCTCTCTCATGGCTTTTGCTATCTCTTGAAGGGTCTGCCCCTCAGAAACGCCACTTCGCACCATACGCATCAACTGAGCGCGCGTGGCGTCGGATATTTGCGTAACCTTTCGCGATCCGAATTCCTCAACGAAACCGCGAATGATCCGATCATAAAGCAGTTCCTCCTCATCTGCCTTTGGTCGATCTTTGAACATGGTCTTGCCGCTCAGCCGCGCCGCCTCGCTCCAAACATTTTCCAGCACCGCCGCCAAGCGCTCTTTGTAGTCAACCGGCAACGCCACAACGTCGCTTTTCTCATACGAATTGATTGCGGCGCGCATTCCCCGCGCGATTTCTGTTGCAATCGCCTGTTCATGCCTTGCTGCTATGTCGGATTGCAGCTTGCGCAGGTCATCCATAAGCCAGCGCGGCCAAGCTGCGGGTCTCCGTGGGTTGCGGCTTTACCCGCTCAACGAATTCCCCGTCAGCCTGCGGGTCGAAGCCCATCATCTCGCGGCCTTCCTCGCGCGTCAGAACTTGAGCGCCGACCGCCTTGATTGCCCGGTCAAACTTCCTTGTTCGCACAGCCTCAAGAGCCGGAACGCTGTCAAGATCAAGACTGAATGACAGATCACCATCAAAGTTTGGCAGGAGCCAATGACTAAATGCCTCGATAAAGTCCTCCATCAGGGGAATGACCGTATCGACGTAAAAACGCTCCTTGGCTTGTTCCATGTTGTTGTAGCTACTGGCGTCATTGTCCACCAACGGCAGAGGCACACCCAGATTAGAGGCAATAAGTTGCTTCGCTTCCTTCATGCTGCCCTGAAAGTCCATGTCGCGGGGAGAGTGATCTATGGCCTGCCACTCCGCGCCATCGTGCAACATGGGGATTTCGCCAGCATTGGCCGCGCCCTGAATGCGAGACTTGAAGAACTCAGTCAGGCGCGCAATAACCTCGCCGCCCGGTGACCCCTCAAATTTGATAATCCCGCTTGGCCGCGCCGAATTGGAAAGCAGAGAATAATTCCACTTCATTCCCGAGTTGTGAATATCGACTGACAGCGCTGCCGACATAAGCGGTGATTGACCCT